AAAAAAGCTATTCTTATTTATTCAATTTTTTTAATATTTATCGGTGAAATTATATCGTATTTTTTAAGATACGAAAAAAACTACGCCTGTAAAATTTATCCAATGATTTCGCAGTTAGAAATGTTTTTAATTTTATTTTCTTTGTATTTGTGGAATGAAAAATTAAGGTTCTGTTTCAGAAAAATACTAGCTACTTTGTTTTTATCTTTTTATTTTTTATTTGGATTTTTAGCAATAGTTTTTAATTTTACAGACAGCGCGTACACCACGTTAATTTCCTGCGGATTGTTGGGAATTTCGACCTTAATATTTATAGCATCACTTTTTAATAAATTAAAATAATGGATAAAAACCAAATTACAGCAGTATTATACGCACTAGTGACAGTTTTAGAAATTAACGAAAAAGTACTTTTTTGGTTTTTTGTTATTATGGGTTTCGATATGTTTTTCGGGGCCGTTAAATCGGTAGTCGTTCCGGAATTAAGTTTTTCTACTAAAATGTTTTTTTTCGGATTATTAAGAAAACTTACTTTGCTAGCACTGGTTTTATTTGTGGCAACTTTAGCGAAGGGATTAGGCTATAAAGACATGACCGAAATAACGACTAGAATAATTCAGGTCTTAATGATAACCGAATCAATATCGGTTTTTCATTGCTTTAAATCAATAATGACCTTCAAAGAAAGTAAGGCGAAGGATTTTATCACTATGCTAATTGAAGGCGTTATTAAGTTTTTAGGCAATAAAATTGAAAAAATAGCCAAAGCAATGAACGAGAATAATTCCTGCTTTTAAAATACTAAAATAAAAAATACATATATTTGTAAAAAGCAAATTTAAAAAGATTTAAAATAATGGCTATAGATAATCTTCCGGATCCAGATTTCATTAATAGAGATCCCGCGACAATAATAGCGGAATGTATCGCAGACTACGAAGCGCGAACTGGTCGTGTTTTGGAACCGGCACAGATTGAAACGCTTATAGTAGGCGGAACATTCCCTTACCGTGAACTGTTAGTCAGAAATCAGATCCAGGACGCAGCAAAGCAGAATTTATTAGCGTTCGCCCGTTTTCCAATTATCGATTATCTTGGCGACTTTCTGGGCGTTTACAGACTTCCTTCGCAGTCTGCTAGAACTACGATCCTGCTTACGCTTGTTGAAGGCCACGGCGATATCGTAATTCCTTCAGGTTTACGCGTACAGACAACTGACGGACGCGTTACTTTTGAACTTATCCAGGACGTTTCAGTTTTGACTGCAGACAATACAGCTTCAGTTATTGCTATCGCGCAGCAGTCCGGTAAATTAGGTAACGAATACGCCTTGGGAACTGTTTCTGTTATATTAGATCCGCAGCCGTATTTATCGACTGCCGAAAATACTTCAGTTTCTGAAGGTGGATCGGACGAAGAAACAGACGATCAACTTCGCGAACGAATCCGTCTGGCACCGAATAGATTTTCTAACGCCGGACCAGTAAAAGCATATAAATTTTTCGCTGCTTCGGCGTCGCCGCTTATTATCGACGTAGCTGTTCCAGAACAGCCGGAAGTACCGGGAACTGTTCGCGTATATCCATTAGTCGAAGGACTATCTGTGACGCCTACCGAAATTCTGGACGCAGTGTCTGCTGTTTTGAATGCCGACAAAATTAGACCGTTAAGCGATACTGTCGAAGTAATTTCACCGACTGCAGTAGCTACTTCGATAGTAGTAAATCTTACGCTGTACGAATCGGCTATTCAGGAAGACGTCGTTCCAATTGTGGAAGCTGCACTGGAAGCATATCGCGACGGACGCAGAAAACTATTAGGACAGGACGTGGTCGTTAATCAGATCAGATCGCTGTCTATGGTTGCAGGCGTTTACGATGTAGCAATACCGACGCCCGCAGCTAATTTAGTGATAACAGAAACGCAGTTCGCGGACATTTCTAGTATAACTGTTAACGTAGTAGGTACAAATCCAGGATAATGACATGAAAGAAAAATTAACGCCAGAAGAAAAAGAAGTTTTAAACAAGCTAAAGGAAGCATATAATTTATATATGGAACTTCCAGGCGAAAAACGTCCCGGCGAATTTACACAAGCTACACATGTTCTTCAGGATTTGGTAGGTCTTCGTTTATTAAAACGAATACACCCAGAAATATATAAATAATGAGTCAGACAAACGAAAATATACTTCCGGATTCTATCGCAGGCGTTCCACATTTGGCCGCCTTTGACGCTGTGGCCGCAGATCGTTTTAACGCTGTTGAAATAGAAAACCTTCTGGTTTATATTGTCGACACTGTTTCGCCTTCTGCGCTTCCATATCTAGCGCACCAGTTCGATATCGAAGGATTCGCAGGTTACAAACTTGCAACTACAGACGAACAGCGTCGCGGGATTATAAAACAGGCTATCGAATTAAAACGATATTCCGGGACTGTGTGGGCCATAAAACAGGCTATGTTATTAGTCGGATATACGGACGCTACACTGGTCGAAGGAATCGATACTGGCGATCCAGACACAGACTGGGCGCGTTTTTCTATTTCTTCGGAACTAGGCGACACGGTAGGCGTAGAAGGAACTTCGCAGACTTATTTAGCTAAATTAATTCTATCCTACAAACCTGCACGTTCTTACCTTGAAGGTATTGCTTACACCATTGCGATTTCGGATATAATCGACGCGTTAAATGACACGCTTAATATAACATATGAAGCACCAACGTTCGACGAAGACCTGGGATATATTGCAAGATTTTACGACGGCACGTTTAATTACGACGGAACGCAGAAATACCTAGAATCACACGACACATTAACCATAAATATAGTAAACGTATAAAGTTATGAATACAGATAAATTAAATCCATTAAAAGGCCGTTTTGAATTACAGGTCGTTTGTGCCAAAACTGGCAAAATAATTGAAACTTACGTCGATGCAAACCTGGTCGTTAATGGTGGCCGTTCTGCTGTTATGGCATTACTAGGCGCGGGTTCTTCTACGAAACAATTAACGAAGCTATCTGTCGGAACTAATGGAACTGCGCCTGTAGGGACAGATTCTGCTATTACTGGCGCATTTACTAAAGCACTGGGCACGGTTACTTATCCGACTATTTCTTCAGTGCGTTTCGACTGGCAACTGGGCGCAGGTGAAGGAAACGGAATAGCTATTCGCGAATTCGGTCTTCTTTGTGACGACGATACGTTATTCGCGCGTAAGGTTCGCGAATTGATTAACAAAAATTCAGATATCATATTAAACGGAAACTGGACTATCAGTTTTTAAAAATTTATCACTATGGCAAATATTGCAGAAACGCCGGTATATACGGCAAACGTTTACGAACTATCTACGACTGATCCAGTCGAAGGCGGTCCCGGTGGAATATCTAACGCGCAGGCGCAGGCACTAGCAAATAGGACAGCTTATTTAAAAGCGGTTTTGGACGCTATGTGGCCGCCTTATTCTATTCGTGAAGTAGATGTTCCGGCTGCTTCTTTAGTAGCCTACAAAGCTGCTAATTTTGACGGAACAGGATTAGGACTGTCGAACGGCCTTTGGCCTGGTTATGCTATCTGTAACGGTGCTAACGGAACTATAGACCGCGGCGGACGTGTTGCTGTTGGTGACGGAAACGGATATACTACAGGACAGACAGGCGGTAGTAAAGACGCTGTCGTGGTTAGTCATAGCCACGGAATACCTGCGCTAAATGTAACGCTTCCACGTTCGGAAGCCGATAACGGGGAATCTGACGGAAATAGAGTTGTAATGTCAGATTTGGAGCCTGCGGGAAGTTTTACATATAACGGTGCTATTCCTGCAGGAAATACAGGTTCTAGCGGCGTTTCAGGAACTGATAAGAATATGCAACCATATTTAGTAACTTTATTTTTGATGAAACTATGATAACAACAGAAACGTTAATTAAAAAATACGGAAAACCAGATCCGAACGGCGGTTATTTGGTTTCGATCGATTTACCATATCCGATGCGTTTAGCCTGGGACAAAAAAACAACGGTTAATAAAATGCGCTGTCATAAATTAGTCGCGAATAAATTTAAAGCAGTTTTTGCCGAATTACTAGAAGTCTACGGACTTGAAAAAATCCAGGAACTAGGAATCGATTTGTTTGGCGGTTGTTTTAATTTGAGAGTCATGCGCGGCGGATCGGATTATTCGCGACACAGTTGGGGCGTAGCTATAGATTTGGATCCTGAAAGAAACCTGTTAAAAGAAACTTCTAAAACTGCCAGATTCGCACGTCCAGAATATAAAAAAATGATTGATATATTTTACAAGCATGGATTCGTAAGTTTAGGCCGTGAAAAAAATTACGATTGGATGCACTTCGAAATCAAAGAATAACAGAACTATTCCGCCAGTCGATTAGAATAGTATTTTAAACCGTCCATTTTGCGGCTGTTTTTTTTGTGTGTATTGATTTTTTTATTATATTGCAGGTAATTAATAACTTAAATTTTATCAAAATGAAAAAATTATTTTTAGGAATTATCCTGTTCGGTGCTTTATCATTCGCTAACGCGACGCAAAAAAGCGAGGTTTCAAAACCAGTAAAAGAAATGTTTAATACCTCGGCCATTAGCACGAACGCACCCTAAACAGGTTTCAGAAAATACAGATTTCGCGTTAAATTGGGAATTCATAGAAACCACACTGGACAAAGTGAATTTTCACCATAAGTGCTTCGAAACGACGCGAAATCCTACAATTAAGAAAATCGATAAGTACCGCAGAAATTTTGGATTCTGTATGGACAAATTAAAATTAAAAAAACCCACGTTATTAGCGTGGGTTTTTTGTATTTGTATATTTTTATTATGGTAAATAACCAGAAACCTGTCCGCAGGGATTATGCGCACCAAAAGGATAAACAATAGTTCTAGGCGGATCGTATTCTGTATTTACAAAAACTAAATAATAATTACCATTAGACTGTACTGTCACAAAATGAAAATCTGGATAATCCACTACGTGTTCGTGACATACTACTTTTGGCTTTTTTTCTTCGGAATAATTTTCATCAAAGAAAACCTGTAAGTCGTCAACTGAAGTATAACTTCCTGCAAAATCATTAGCTAAATAATTCGAATAATCTTTAAAAAGATTATAGTTTTCGTCAGTTTCTGAAATTGGATCCGGAAAATCAATTCTGTTAGATTGTTGGACGGTTTCTTTTTCGACAGGAATTTCTGAATTACTGCACGCAGTAAACAGCATAAACGATAATAAAATAAATAAGATTTTTTTCATTTTTAAAATGTTTTAATTAATAAATTAGATTTCAAATATAGCAATTTATTTAATGTAACCAAAAAAAGCGACCCGAAGACCGCCTTTAATGACTATTAACCAAAAACTCAAACCATGAGGTTGTAAATATAATAAAATTATTTAATATATTTTAAAAATGTTTAAAGTTTGGCTGTAGCTAGTTTTACCGCCCACATTGCGGCTTCTTCGTAAGCTGTAATAGCTAAAGCCGCAAGCCTAGGATCTAAATCTCGATTTTCATCAATCACGTTTAAAATTTTAGCTGTACTGTCTTTAAAGAAATTTACATTACCCACATTTGAAGGATTAAATTTAGTTCTTACGACTTTTTCGCCGAAACTAATTTCTGCTTCGATTAAGTTTTCTTGCACTTCGTTGTTATTTGTATTTTCCATAAATATAATTAGCGATTTACCTATACTTCGCGAGGTTTAAAAAATATTAAAAATCGTCGTCTTCGTCTTTCGCTGCTTCGGCGTTATTCGTTGCAGGCTGTTCCTGCGCTATAACTTCCGCGTCCTGGACTTTGATTTCGTTTGTTTCTTCCGACGGTTCCTGCAATTCTTCGAAATTAGTATCCTGTGCGAAATTTTCTTCTGTTTTCTCTGCAGTGACAGCTTCGTTAAATTTAGAAATCGACTGGTTCGATCCTACGACTTCCAGGTGTCCGATATCGACGATTTCGTCTGCAGTCTGAACGCCTGCCAAAACTTCCGGACAGAATACACGGCAGAAAAAAGTAGCTGCACGATACATAAGCATTTGCTCCGGCATAGTTTTCCATTTCGAACCGTTTTTGTCTAGCCACCCTTCGGCGCGTGCTAGTTCCATGGAAACTTCAGTTCCGCGAAGTTCCTGTTTATTGGATTTCCTTACAGCTGTCGCGTAACATGATTGTCTGTCTTCAGAAAATACAAAATGCAGCGCGTCTTTGAATATTCCGGATCTATTTATCGACATAATAACATATTCGGACTTCCACCCGGTATTCCCTTTAACGATTTGCATGTTCTGCATAACTTCCAGGACTGATTTACCTATTCGGTGGCTCATTTCCATAGCGACCATACAATTCGGTAAATTATTTTTGTAGGCGTCTGGAACCATTGTCGACTGTGACAAAGGAACTACCATTCGCTGCGCTTGTTCGAACGCTTCTTTACTATTGAATACAGACACTGCCTGCGATTCGTTTATTACTGCTAATTCTGACATGGTTTATTTTTTTTGTGACGTATTAACGTCTGGTTTATTAAATTTATTATTCCAGGCTTCTATCTGTTCCGGAGTTTTTAACCATTGTAAACACGGCCTGTTTTCGGGCATGGTTATAGCGGAAATTAAACCCAGGCATTCGTCGTAACCAAGTCCGTCGGCTGTTTTTCCGTCAAACGTAACGTCGAAGTTACCCGTAACGTATTTACTACCGTCTGGATTCGTGCCTATGTGTGGGGTTATTATTATACTTCCTTCCATGGTTAAAACGGTAAGTCGTCGTGTTCTTCTTCTTTGAAATCTGCTGCAGCCTGGAATCCTTGCGTCTGTGGTGAAGCCTGCGCGGGTGCGGATGTCTGCGCTTGCGGTGCAGGTGCCGCAGTATGTGCCGGCATAATTGTAGAAATTCGCCACCCTTTAATCGAATTAAAATATTTCGTTTCGCCTTGTGGGTTAACCCATTCGCGACCGCCTATATTAATCGAAACGTTTACATTGTCGCCAGGTTTAAGCTGCGCCAGATCGTTAGCGCATTTTCCCTGCGGAAATTCGATCATAATTGTCTGCGGATACTGTTCGTCAGTTGTAATTACTAGTTCCTGTTTTTCGTAAGAAGGTGAAACCTGCAGAACAGGTCCTACGACTTTTACTTTTCCTATTACATTTATTTCTGATGCCATAAAATTTCGCGTTATCCCGCCGGAATTAAATTATTTTCTTTTTGCTATTATTGTTAATCCTGCCGGACCAGTAACACGACTTAACGCGACATACATTTGTCCTTCCGCGAAACATGGAAGCGTTAAATCCACCGTAATTTCGTCAAAAGTAAGTCCCTGCGATTTATGAATCGTAAGCGCGTAAGCTAGTTTTATCGGTAGCTGTTCGATACTGCCTATTTCTTCCAGTTCTAGTCGATTTTCTTCGCGATTTAATACATATTCCTTCTTCGTAAATTTTCGAACTTCTAAAGCGTGCTTTACGTCGCCCACCCGAATAAAATATCGTTCGTCTTCTGTTCCTTCGTCCGAAACATGAAACGTTCCTAAAGTTCCGTTAAAAAGATTGTTGTTTTTACTATTTGCCAGGTACATTATTTTACAGCCGTGTTTTACGTTAATTGTAGGTTCCAGGTTAAAATCTGCGGCCTTAATATTTCCTTCCACGGTAGCTTCAAAAGTGTACATTTTTCCTTCAACTGAATTAAGGCCTTCCATATTGTAACGCTGCACGGTGGCGTTATGCGGTGCCAGAATTATTCCTGCAGGGTCTTCTTTTACGAATTTACGGAAATAATCGTTTTTGCCCTTCTTACCGTCACGCACCAGGTTAAGATTTTCTATAAATTCCGGATCCGATTGTCGAAGTATTTCGTCTAGTTCGATATTTACGACGTTTAATTTTTCGTAAATTTCTGCCTTCCACCATTCGCAGCCGCCGTATTTTTGAAGCATAACCGAAACCATGTTATCGTCGGCGACTATTCCTAACTGTTTCATGTCACCGATAAAAATAATTTGTATTTCGTTAAGACTTCGACAGCCGTTTTTAATTAACGTCCAGTTGATACCGTCCAGGATATCCGGGCGTAACATAGAAACTTCGTCGATCACTATAACGTCGATAGCATTTAGGACCAGGCGTTTCGTCGGTTTTACAAAATTGCAGGATTTGAAATCCAACACACCGAAGGGCGGAAGCGAAAATGTAGAATGCAGTGTCGCACCGCCGATGTTATTCGCAGCGATTCCTGTAGGCGCTAAAGCGGCTACGTTTTTTCCTGCGTTTTCCAGTGCCTTAATAACTGATTTAGTAACGTGTGATTTACCAGTTCCGGATTTACCTGTTAAAAAAATATTTTTTCCGTTTAACGCTTCGGAATAAAATAATTCCTGTTTATTTGATAGGTTCATGGTTTCCGGTTTTCTTTAATTATAAGATCGTAAATTTCAGACTGTGTATTCGTAGAATAACAAGTGGCGGAACCTTCACCTAATAAAATGACTTTAGACTTAAAAACACCTTCTTTTTTTGGTGAAACATATCTAATTTGATCTATCGGTATTATATGATTTTCACCGTCGCCGCAATCTATTTTTATAAATTTCCTTTTCATGTTTTACTGTTTAAAGATCCATTCCGGCAAACTTGCAGGAAGTATTCGTTCGTCGAATCCAGGCCATTTTCCAGAAGCTAGGCACGATAAATAAGTTTCGCAGTTACGAACTACCGTTTCACGTCCAAAAGACAGCGAACGTTCGTTCATGTGACGGATTCCGATTTTATAAGGCGCTTCGGCTTCGATGTTTATAAAAGCCATTCCGTCCATTTTCATTCCTTCCATTTGGATAACGGCTTTTTTATCATGTCTAAAATTACCGGCTTCCTTCTGGAAGTTGTTAAACGAAGCGTCTTTAGTAGACATTAAATGGACCACTATTTCGCCGCTATGAATCCAATGTGGACGAAATCTAATAGGTGCGCCGGTATTCATTTCTTCGAAGCGAACTGGCGTTCCTATAAGTCCCGCGCCGCATAGAATTTTAGCTGTAGGGTGTTTTAAAATAGCGTCCTGCATTCCGCGAATAGCGTCGAATTCAGAAGCAGACAGAAGTAACTGATCGTTTGCCTGTGCTGCAGCTGTTAACGAAGCGTATTCAGATTTACCTATAGTGGTTGATCTGTTGAGGTTAGGAAGTTTGACGTATTTATGTGCGAATAATTTTGGTTCGAAAACGGCCATTCGTAGGGCGTCGTCGAATAACGTCTGTTTATCTGGTGTATATGGTTCGCGTTCTGGACGTAGATATTTCCACCAATAGTCTAAAGGTGAAATATCTATTTTATCCAGACCGGATTTGGATATCGCGGACGTGTCGGTGTGATAGTTCGGCGTCATTTATTAATATATTTGAAATGTAAATGTTTCTTCGCCGTCGACTATTATCTTTGTAAGACTATAGTCCGCCACCTCTGTACGATAACGTCCTGTTTCTGGCATGTCAAAAACTGGCGGTTCTTCCAGGCCTGCCAAAAGTATTAACGTGTAAAGGTTTTTAGGAACTAAATCGACTTTATTTGGATCCGTTGAATTTTGAACACATTTAAAGTCAATTTTAGAATCTAATTTCGGAGCATTTTTGCGTAATGTGCGTTTAACACATTCAGTCATATTTCGTAAGGCTTCTTCATTTAATGGAGTATTTAAAAAAGAATCCAAAGACGAACTTAGGTCCGATTTAATTTTATCGGCTAATCTTTGTACGTGTATATTTTCCATAATTATCGAGGGATTCCGTAACCAATTAACTGTCGTTTGTTTGGTGTCGGACCGTCGAATACTTCGTATTTGTAGGATCTTCGTAAATCCGCCCACCATTCCGCTAAAGTTAGCGATTTAAAAAACCTGGTTTTTCCAGTCGCGATTCGTTCTGTAACGTCTACACCTTCGCCAGTGTAAAACTGTTCTTTTTCTTCCTGTTTTGCCATTTTAAAAATGTTTATGAATTAATAGTGGGACAAACGTAATAATAAATTTTCGAATAAAAAATTTTTTTATGTAAAAATAATATATCATATTTGCAGTATTAAAATTAATACTAAATGAAAAAATTAATAAAGTTATCGGAATACGTCATGCTATGGAACGATAAATTTGAAACACCAGGCGAATTTTGGCAAAACATTACTAATTATACAAAATTTATTTTACAATTATTAAATGTAGGAATGTTTGTCCCTGCTAAACTAGTTAACGGCGTTTGGATTGTTTTGGAGCCGTGCGGATGTTTGTCTGATAAAGGATGTTGTAAAAAAGAACATGAATATCAAGAAGCTTTAAAAAAGGTTATTTTTAAAGGTTTTATAATAGAACAAACCTATAATAGTGACGACGAACCCTGTGAAATAGTAATCAGTCGTTCAGGACTTAATTTATTTATTTTTACAAAAAATAATTTAGACTGGTTTAACTATTCAAATTACAAAACAATCGAAGACCTTATTCGCTATAATATCGAATTAAACGAATCAATAATTAAAAAACTTAAACTTTAATACTAAAATGGCAAAAGAAAAAAAGATCGACGAAATCAAACGTCTATGCGAAGAAAAAGGACTTTCTGTAGCTTCTGTTTTCAGAACTGCGCAGATTCCTTCTAGTACGATAGCAAACTGGACACGAAAGGAACCAGAAGCGTTCGAAACTTACGAAAAGTTAAAAACTACTATTAACAAAATGTCGAAAAAAGAAGTTTCCGCTTAACATAACCAAAAAAATAACATGATTACATTACGCCATTATCAGAATACAATGGTCGCAGGGATTCGTACCTGTTTCCGAAACGCATATTTAAGCGTTCTGGCCGTACTTCCTACAGGCGGCGGAAAAACCGTAGTGTT